CATTTCTCTGACACGTCTTTCAAATTCTTTTTTACGTTCCTTGCTATAATTTTTTGTGTATAGATCTGTTACGCTAGACATTAATAATAATTCCTTTTCTTCTGTTCGACAACTTCATCCACATAGTCTTCTGGATGTTCAATTAATCCACCTTGTCTAAATCTCATGATCGCTTGAGTGGTGGAGTCGACCAAATCATCATGATCCCCGAACGGAAAGGCTGCACATTCTTCAATGACTTCCTCTGCAAACTTTTGTTTAGGAGCCCATATCATACCAGATTCGAACAAAGGTGCAACCGCATTTACACGGGCGTGCTTGTCATTTCCACGACTTGGTGTGAAGTTCATAACTGGAATATCCATTTTTCTTAGTTCATAAGTCAAGGGCAAACCAGAAGCTTTCGCCTCAATAATTACTGTTTCAGGATTCCAATAGCGATATTGTTCTAAAGCAAGTCTTCTAAGTTCAGGAAACTCATACCGTCCTTTGATTGCATCGAGTAATATTAAATTAGCACCTGAGTCTTCATTAGGATACCAAACACCCCAAGTGGTAATAGCAGAGTAATCCGCTGTTTCTTTTTTTAAGAACGCTGTATCATAAGATTGTATAACATGGTAAATTGGCGGGATGTCATCGCCTTCATAAGTCCTCCACCATTCTCTTTTTAATATTGCACCTTCTTCACTAGTTGGTTGTTGCATCCACTGTGCGTTCCACTTAGCAACAGGAAGTGCGGCTTTAACTTTCTCTAACTCATCCATCTTCCAATACTCAGGCCAGACAGGTGCAGCGTCATCTGATCCGTGGTCCATGATGGCTGGAAACTCAACCACGTGCCACTTGTCAGCTTTCGCTTCCTTTTGACTAGCGACCAAGGCTCCTGTTAAATCTTTAGTAGACCATCTTGTCATTACCAAAATAATTTTACCACCTGGTTGTAAACGTTGTCTTGGACCTGATGTGTACCATTCATAAGCTTTCTCTAAAGAGATTTTAGACATTGCATCTTGTTCCGAGTGAGGGTCATCAATAATAAGTAAGTCCGCACCACGGCCCGTGATCGCACCACCAACACCCGCTGCAAAATATTCACCACCCTGAGAAGTTTCCCAACGACCCGCTGCCTGACTGTCCTCACTAAGTGTTGTATTAAAAACTTTTCTATAATCTTCGGAGTCAATTAGATTCTTGGCTTTTCTACCAAAACGAATTGCTAGTTCTGCCGTGTGGGTTGCTTGAATGATCTTGAGCTTTGGATTACGGCCCACCATCCATGCGGGCAGCAAATAAGATGCAAATTCTGATTTGGTATGACGAGGAGGCATATTCACGATTAAACGTTTAAGTTTACCGGTTGATAAATCATTAAATTTTTTTGCAATATGTCGATGGTGAGAGCCTTCAATAAAATCAGGCCAAACGCACTTTACAAAAGATAAAAAATCATTTTTAGCTCTGTTTTGAATCTTTCTTTCAGCATGCAATACTTGTAATTGTTTATACGTCCTTCGAACGTCGGCAGGTAATCTACTGATATCTACATTTAAATTCATATAAAAATTTTATAAAATTTTTTGCATCATATTATGATGTTCAACAAGTTTTTAACCCCCCTGGCACTCTAAATCAAGCAATTTAGTCTAAACTATTAGGATCCTTTTTTAAAAAAGGGGGAAGGGGTCTGTTCTGCTATTTGAGTTTGGAATTGGGCTTGGTACCTCTATTGATCCATGGTCCGTGCGCCGTAGGCGCGTGGACCAAGAGCCAACGCGCGTTAGCGCGTTGACCATTTGTTATGGACTAACAAAGTTCTCATCATTGTATTGTTGTTCAGTAATTAGTCTGCGTTCGCCAAGTAAATCATTGATGAAGTAATAATCAGTATTGTTATAACCTCGCCAATCTCTATGCTTGTACCATGCACTATCGCAACCAGTTCTTTTAGGCTCGTGTATTCTACCGAAGTGATCAAGTCCATGTTCAATATGCTTATCAATCCAATCACACATACATCGTTGAGAACAAAACGACTCAAAGTAATAAGTTTGCTTGCGCGTTTCATAATGCTTGTCGCCTTTGCTTCCTCTTATTCTATCTTTAGTTCTATAAGTATGACAGTTTGGACCTTGGCAATATTTCATTAATGCACACTCTCTTTCTTCATAGCTTGAAAGTTTCGCCACTCGTCCGAGTTCTTAATCAAGTGATGTGCTTTAGGAATAATTAACATTAACATAATCCACGACATTTCTTCATCTGTGAATTGTCCGCTCGCCCAAACTTGATCAACTCGTCTAATTGTTTCCTCTTTTGTTTTGTCTTTCACTTCCCAGATATAATGAATTGCACTCAAAAATCTAGAGTGTAACCATTTAGGCAAGTGATCGTCCACAACGCGTCTTTCTTCTTTTTTCATAGTATCTCCCAATTGGTTGCGTATCGATATCCTTTTTTATCTAGATCATAGTAATGTAAAAAAGGGCGATTGTCTTTTTGTCTGTTCCCAAGTCCACGACAATCGTCATTAACAATGCCGAAACGTCTAACTTCTTCGCCATCATTTTTAGTGTACTTGATTTTAAATGTTTTATTTCTTTCGATTGTGTCCATAGTAGGGATAATACTTGATTATCCCTAATATGTCAATGCCTAGATTTTGGCTTGTTGTTGATCGTATATTTGTCTTGCCAAGATTTTTTGTTCTCTTGTTTGTGTTTTGTTTTTTAGACTAGCCAAATGATTTAATATATCTGTATTTGAAACCACAATTCCTTTTGATGTAGTTGCAAGAATATCAGTTTCAGATATTGTCAAACCCATTTTTTTAGCCATGTCGATTGATTGTTCTAAATAGACATGATCTCTTAAACCTGACTTTAAAACTTTGCATTGTTCTAAAATAGTTTCAATCCATTTAGTATGTGCCATGATCAATTTTTGTTTTGCATTTTGCCAAGTCATAAGAATTGCAAACTCTTTTTGATCGCAATTAAGTTGCCTATCTCGGCAATATTCTCGCCCAATTAAATCGAGTTCATAATCATCATTCCATTGTCTTGCGTATGATGTTTGATTATCTCGACCACCACTCAATCCAAGTTCTCTTGAATTGGCACTATCTATTTGTGTCCAATGAGGGTTCGAGTGATTTTCTTCACCACTACCATCACCCCATTTTTGTTCAATGTTAATATCAGGATTACATTTTTCCCCTTTATTAACTTTGCCTTTTAACTCATCACGAAAATAAGCATAAGCAAAATCATTTTGCCTACTATTTTCTGAACCATTTATATTTCCATCTAATCGAAAATCAAAATGCTTTGTGATGTACTTGTCGTCTTGTTCGTTATGTTCGCCACCATAACTTTCTTGTTCATACTTATCTTCATCACCATCTTTTTTGGACATATACCCAAAATGAAAGCAACTATCTTTTGCAATAGTATTTACATTATCAAACTTATTTTGAAGATGATAAGCCATCTTAATATCTTCTGGTGTATAATGTCGGCTTACTATTTGTTTAGCAAGTTGCCAAGTTTTATCTTGCAAAGGTTTTATAGTTTCCCTCGCTTGATCAAATGCTTCTTTTTCTTGTGTTAGTTCTTGTTCTAAATAAGGTCGCATAAAAACATTAAGTATCTTGTTTCTATGCCCTTGATTATTTCTTACTCTAGCCATTGTTTTTTCCTTTCGTTAAAAATAAATTTATATCATGGCTTGACATCAAAAGTCAATGGGATTATAAGGGATAAATGATTTTAGAAAGTGTTTGGTTTTATATAATTATACTTGCACTTGGTTTTGTGTGGATATATTTGACTGAATAAGCTTGAGCCCTGGTCCTTGGATGATTATAAAATCCTATTTATGTTTCCAGGGACCTGGGGTCAAGTGGATAGTAAGTTCAGCTTTGCTTAAGAACTGGTAAGCTTGGCCACTTTAGAATGATTCTAAACTATGAAATATACGACTGTTAAAATATCTGAAATCCTCAAGCATCCAACTAAAAGGATGGATGCAAAATATTGGATTAAAAAAAAATTAAAAAAAGAAAAAAGCTCCAAGCAGCAAGCGACAAGCTTGACAGCTGGTCCCAGAGATGATAGGATGAATTAATGAAAGGAATATTATGGAATATGCAACAAAAGAACTAGAAAGAATCGCGGATGCTCTCGAAGAGATCCTGCGACTTGTTAAAAAAGACATGGCTGAAATGAAGAAGGCGGCAAAATGAAAGAAATAATATATAAAGGTAAAAAAGTTAAAGTCCCATTTGAGGATGCAAATTATAACCTGGATGGAGAGAAGGACGTAGTACTCAAAAATAGATTCGGCGGTGAAGAATGCACAGTGCCCGGCTATGCTGCAGCTGTTTATGATGTGATCATAGGCGCTGAAGTAACACACGACTATGACCTGGTCCGGAAGGGCTGCGACTGGTTCAGCCGCAACTTTCCAAAACAATATATGGTGCTGTTAGATTAATGAGCTGGACTAATCAAACATTTAAACAATTAGCTGAGCGCGCTGCATGGCGCGCCCATCTAGAACCTAAAAAGAAAAAAGCCGCAAGCTCCAAGCCTCAAGCTGCAAGCGCCTTGAAACGGACACAATTAAAAAATAGGATAAAAACATGAAAGATATAAAAAAGAAACTAGTAAAACAGGTGAAGAGATCCCGGCCATCCCTGGCTCAGGAGATCAAAGACATGCCAATGAAGGACTTCAGAGCGCTTTGGTTTGTTGTACAACAAGGTCTGAAGATTAAGAAAAAACACTAATGAAAAAAAGTTGGTGGAGTTTAAAAATACACGATTACCCAAATTATGATCCTAATGATGCGGATCTTGAGCACATTGCAGAACAGATTAAACAAGGTATGCATCAGGGAGAATTAATACAAGAAGAGGATGAAGAATGAAAAAATTCACAATAGAAGTATCACATGCATCTCCGGCCCAGCTGCTGACCATCGCGGCTGAGCTCAAGATCATGTCCAATGCCTGGGAGAAGTTCGGCCCCCGGATCTATATCAATGGCCAGAAGCTGCAAGCTCCAAGCCTCAGGATCCAAGGCTCAAGGACCAAGCTGCAACCTTCAAGCCGCAAGCGCCATAAATTGGCCATGTTCTTATAGTATTAAATTTTATGTTAAAGAAAGAAGCAAGCAAGATAGTTGGAGGCCTGAGCACGCCCGGCAAGATGCCCTGTTATTCAATCAATTTACCGGCGACTGAATGCAACGTGGGCTCGATCCTGGCTAAGCAACCAGGGACCACGTGTTATGGATGCTATGCCTTAAAAGGTAGATACAGATTTAAAACGACCAAACGCGCAATGGCCCGGAGGCTGCGAGCCCTGACTCATGGCGCATGGACCAAGGCTATGACAGCATTAATCACCGGTCACAAGTACTTCAGATGGCATGACAGCGGCGACCTTCAAGGCCCGTCACATCTCATCAATATATTAAACGTTTGCAAAGCAACACCGGATACACAACACTGGCTGCCAACGCGTGAGCATAGCCTGCTTCACCTGATGGATCCGGATATTATTCCAAAGAATTTAATGATTAGAGTTTCAGCAACCAAAGTTAACGGAGCGGCCCCGAGCTGGTGGCCGTGGACGTCGACGGTGAGCACCACAACAAAGACATGTCCGGCGCCTGATCAAGGCGGCAAGTGTAAGAGCTGCCGCGCCTGCTGGTCCAGAGACGTCCCCAACGTAGTTTATGCAAAACACTAAAATAAATAAGATCCATGAAGCATGGGCCATGAAGAATGGCTACCGGCTAAAAGGTGCAAGCTGCAAGCGTCAAGCACCGAGGCCCAAGCGCCAAGCTGCAAGCCTCAAGCTTCGAAAGTTTTCTGAATATCAATCCAATTAACCGAGCTCCAAGCTCCATGGCCCTTGGCCAATAGCTCATGGATCATGGCTCCTGGAATAAGTTTCAAGGAGCACGGACCGAGGGTCCGGGCTAAGATAAATGTATTCTTTGGGTGAGACTTATGGAAGGCAATTTGGTGTGGTGAAAATTTGACTTTGTTGCCCTTCGCAACTTTTAATTCGACAGTGAAAAAGACGCCAGAAGTATTGTAACCCAACACGTCAGGCATGCCAAGTAAGCTAAGATTTTCAATACGATTCCAAATGATGGAGCATGTATTTTTTTTAAGATCTTGGTATAATTTACGTTCAGGCGCCATTTGATTTTTGAAGGAACAATCTCATGCATTAGTAATCTTTTTGAAGCTTCTCAGGAAGTATAATATCCAAGGGCTTTTGAGTTTTTAAAACTAATCTATGTGCTGTATGTCCTATGTGTCCTACAATTGGTATAGAATTTTCATGCACTTCCATTCTTCTTACTTCAGCGAGTCTACCACTCACTTCTACAAATATACGTGCATTCTTAATAGCGTCTGATCCTTCAGTAAATTTAGCAAGAAACTCTTGTAAGTCTTGTACACGCATTAGAATCCAGCTTTGGTTAGTTGCTCTATTCTAGTAGCTAGTTGATCTGCTAGTCTTTTATTATCTTTTGTGAGTTCAACAATCTTAGTTGAAAGCTCATCTACGATTCTTTGACAGCCATCTAATATATTCTTATCTTTTATCCACTGAGCTTCTTTTTGTTTCCACTCCCAAATTTCTTTTTTATACCTTTGTATTAAGAGAGGTAATTCTTCTGTTTGTTTATGTTCTGTCATTACATTCCTGACTTTCGAGCACCATCAATTCTTCTCTTCAAGTGATCATGCATCTTTTTATTCTCTTCTTCTAACTCTGTCAATCTTTCTTGTAGTTTTCCATTTAATTTTTGATGAGATTCATTAACCTCCAATGCATTGGCTAAGGCATCTTGCGCTTCCTTAACTCGATTCGTTTCAATTCCTTTCATAATACTTAACTCACCCTCAGCTTCTTCAGCTCTCTTTCTTAACCGATCCATCTCGGATACCTCCTTCTTAATCTTAGCTGCCTCAATCTTTGCTTCTTTTTTTAAGCGCATAGCTTCCTGAATTGGAACCGCATCTGCATAACTTACTTTATGTTCTTTAGCCAACTCCCAAAGCGTAGGGTTGTCTTGCTCTTCTCCCTCATTTGATTTAACTTTCTCTCTGTCCTTTCTCAGCTCTCCCATAATACACGTACCTGCTTCTTCCTCACGATCTTTAATTTTATACTTCTCCATTTCATCTGTAGACATGTTGACATTTTAACAATGTTACCTTAAATTGTCAAATATGGGAGTTCCTAAAAGATTAACTGAAATGCAAATGAGATTCGCCGAGTTCGTAGTATTCGGAGGACCTGAAGGACCTATGACTCAGGGAGAAGCCGCTATCGCCGCTGGGTATAGTTCTAAAAGAGCACGGTCAGAAGGATCAGAACTATTGAATCCTAGACTCAGTCCTTTGGTAGTACAATACGTAGGAAAATTAAAGGAAGAAAGACTTAAGAAATTCGCTGTGAGTTACGACGAACACGTAGCTGAACTTGCTCGGATAAAGGAACTGGCTTTAAAGAAAGGAAGTTTTTCCTCTGCAGTAAACGCT